TTGGTATCGGGTTTTACCCCGTCCACTAGCGCTTGTTACCAGCCGCTAGAAAACTCCCCGCTGGGTATTACCCAGCGCCGACCCCTAGTCAGGGGGCCGGTGATCGTTGTTGAGTCTGGTTTGACACCTATCATCCCCTCGAAAGAGGAATCAGGGCGCCCATACCAGTCCGCACGTATCTCGTCTTCCTTAGCAAGGAAGAACGATGCATTCGTGCGCAGCGACCAAGCCAACAGCGCAGTGTCATCCCCCGGGAGGGAACGAGGCACCGAGCGAGCGACGTTGCACCGCATGCCATAGGTTTTATCCAGTGGCACGGGCTTGAAATCAGCATCAGGTACAAGCCACCCATCATCCCCCTCAGCCCCTAAGGGCAGTTGGAGAAGACGGGAGTCCCAACCCTGACGCCGCACAGCGTTCCAGGCCTTCTCAAGATATCCCGCTAGGGAGTCGTGAGCGCCGTGACGCATAGCACATCGGATGATGCGATTTCCGCAGCGAATCAACTCATGGGGTTGATCCAACTCGCTTTTCTGATACACAGGTGTGACATCAATGCCATCGAAGTAGTGTTTGCCGCAACTTTCGTAGAACCGACCCGAGATATACGACTTTTGGTCGTTAGTCTCAAAGCCGGCCCATTTCAGAGCTGCGACTACCTCTTTGGCGATCCCTTGCGGGCAAATGATGTCGTCCCCATACACCAGAATCTCTGCTTCCACTTCAAGGACATCAGCTACTGAGCTTGCAAGGGCCCAGAAGATCAAGGTTTCAAGTTCAAAGGTGAACCCGTTGCCCATAGATGAAAACTTTTGTAAAGTAATCACCTCACCCGACGGAAGAACCGCCTTGTGCGACCTAACGCTGTTAAGGGCATCCGCCCAGTCCAGTGGTAAGAGCTCGTAAACAAGCTCTATAGGCATGGAATCACTAGCCGCCTTAAGATCTAAGGTAGCCAAACCTTCCTTGAGTGCGCGTCGAGCGCCCTCTTGGTTAGCCTCCTGGGAGTCCAGGTTGATTCCTACTCGTTTGAGTTGCCGCCGAAAATAGCCACCGAATCCCTTTTGGAGGAATCCATTAGCTCTCGGTTCCATGGCAATAACGCGATGAGTTTTCGCGCTTTTCGGTACCGTTGTAACAGTACATGCACGATGGATTGTGCATATCCCATCAAGAAAGGAAAAAGGACCAACTAAATCCTCTACCCTCACTCCTAAACAAGCGGCGGACCAGTGAAGATCCGTAGAAAGCACTGACAAAAATACGTCAAGTGCCTCCCGAGTTACCGAAATCGGGAGTTTACGCATTTTGGTATCGACAAAGGCTTCACGTCGACGCATGTCGGACGTGGCGCCCGGTCCCCACCCGAACCATGGCTCAATCTTAAAAAGCGAAAACTCGCCTAGGAGTCGCTGGATTTTTCGCTTAGCGGTGAAGATCACCGAACTAAGTAGAGGCTCGATGGCCTCCGTCCTGCTTCTCTTAATACGTGAGTTGCTCTCTTTGCATTGTGCCTCAGAGGTTGCGAAGCTCTGCAACGCCACACTCTCGAGGTCGATGCCCGTGTTGAGTCCCATCCATTTTGAAAGGAATGAAACGACACAGTAATCTTGTCGAAAGCGTTGAGCATTGAGGTAATCTCTAGGGTCCACGCGCAACTCCGCGAGAGCAAGCTGGTTATGCTTGAAGCGGAGCCACGCACCCAATGAGATGGGAGAATCAATCGACTTGCACAGAGCGAAAAAGATCTCGCTCATAGAGTGAAAACTCTCGTGTTTGTCCACGGTACTCCTTAGTAGATACTTTGGAGCGTACTGACCATTGCGATCAGCTGCGAGTTACCCAGTGCGCCAACAGCATAGGCCAGGAGATCATCCCGGTCTTGCTTAATAGCGCGTTCACTGAGGATAAACTCACCGTTGAATCGTGGAACGTAGGCCAGCGTCGGCGGCGGGGTCAACCCGTTATCCGACGTTCCTAGCGTTTCCAGCTTAGGGGTGTGAATCCCAAGCTTGACTCGATTGACTCGGGTGCCAGAATTGGTACCGGGTGCGGCGATAGCGGACCGAACCAGCTGCAAACTGAGCCTGTTATAGCCCAGCGTGTAACTGGCAGATTGGTCCTCGAACCACCACACTCCGTTTTTGTCCTGCCCCAGGGGGATGAAAGTGTGAGCCACAGGTGTGGTCTGTGCGTCGTTGAGAGCAATGCTCGCGACAGCTGACATAGGAAAACTCCTAAGGGTGAGTCCTTAAAAGAACACTGTTTAAGGTGTCAGACTCGTTGTAATCCGGCGTAATAGCCGGTGGTAGTCGGGGCTCGCGCCCCGTTCCGTTCGTCCCACCACAGCGAAGTCCCCGTCGCGTCTTTTAACAGACGTAGCGGATCTACCTTCGACTTTTCGGACGTCTTATCTCCAGCTCCAGTGCCTCGTGCTTCAAAGAAGGGAGGAATTGGCCCAAAAGGGCTGAGCCAGACACTGCGCGAGACCAACCCAGCTGTGGTCGAAAAGCTGGGAGGGAAGGAAATGGGATGCTAATAAGCACCGTTCTTACCTTCTTCGTGCGGACAAAAGTCCCACCGTCGACGTTCCAAACGTCCATCGCTCCGGGCAAGTCCGAGCGGCTCCTAACGCCTTGGGTGTGGAATGTCCACCCTGAGCGAGTCGTTACCGTCTTGTAACCCGAAACGAAGTCGGAAGCGTACAACCACGAGTTCTCAAGATTCCTCATATACCCCCCGACGTCGACGACCCAGTCGACTACAAAGGAATAGGGAACCAACTCCCATGCGATGGAAATGGGATTAAGGCTGGTGTAGCCTGCGAGTTCTTCTAATCGAGACTCCGCCAGGTTAAACGCCATACCGTACTCAACGCGCACCGAGGTGTCCGCTATGTACGAAGCGCTGCCCAACGAAGTATCAAAGCTTCCGTTTTTCTTGTTGAGTGTCTGCCCTCTACCTTTATACACCTGGTAGCCGCTGTCATTGTCCGGATTTAGAAGCCGGTCGACAGTGCCATAGATGCTCTTGGCAAGGGGTTTCCACCCGTAAGTAAACTCGAGCCATAGATTCCCCCAATCGCGGGGATTCGATCGTTTCATCTTTCTCAGCGTGACAGCCAGATTAGCTAAACCTTTCGCCATCTTAGACACCATCTGGGCGCTTTTATGCGCTTCGGCAATGTCGATTGATAGGTCCAGGTCGCCTCTCATCTGATCATAGATCGCTGATAGAGCCTTGTTGTTAGCCGTGTCCACATCCCCCGTGAGGGGCATGTCTGGCGGTGTAATGCCAGGGAGGATATACCAGCCTTCAACGCCAGCTACTCGACCATCAGGGTACTGCGTGTAACCAAAACCGTAAGATTGTTTCATACGATCGTGGGTGAACGCCTGCGGGTGGGCATCTCGCTTTCGCCCATTCATGCTGACGATATCATAAAGATTGTCGTCCTGCGCTGGTACAAGTTGGTGGATCTCGAAATTATCCGAGCCATACGGGCCCACTGGGGCGCCACGCATGTAAACCACTCGCTCTCCCTTCGCAGATGCAAACCGGGGAGACATCCCCGATTTCCGCCCCTTCGGCCTCAATTTCTTGAGTCCGACCTTCACCTTAGGTGTCTTCACCTTCGGCTTGGGGATGTAGCGATAATTCTTCGAATCAGCCCTTTTGGGGCCAACGACGCGTAAGGTCGGCTCCGCGGCCTTCCCTACCGAGACATGTCGTGAGACAGCTCTTTTACGTCGTACACCTTTCCGGTCGAGAAAGGGAATCCAAATTATCACTTTTCTCTTCTGTGGCTTCATTGCCACGTCCTCCTAAGCGCAGTTATCGCTTCGATAACGACAGAAAAGGGATTAGCGCGGTTTTTACGCGCGCGTACCCTAGCAGCTCTTTTCTTAGCTGCCGCTTTCCGATCGTCCTCTAACGAGGTCGGCTTCGGTAAGGACCGAAGAGAGGGCCTTAAGGCCCTAGAAAGGTTCCTCTCGCACACTTCACATTCCGAAAGGGACTCGAGGTCTCGTAACGCCAAATGCACCATCCTTGTAGGACAGTTGCAATAATAACGGTACGGGTCCATAAGAGTCTTTCCCTCGGGGTAGTTGATGTGCGG